AAGGGCGAAGCCCAAAAAAATAAAATCGACAGTTATCAATATGTCGAAGGCGACAACATGGTAAGAATGGTTGGGGATATGCTTCCTCGCTATGTTTACTGGTTGAAAGGCGAAAACGGTAAGAATTTACCATTCGAGTGTCTCTCATTCGATAGAGATGCCGAAGCATTTACCAATGTAGAGAAAGATTGGGTAAGAGAATATCATCCCGAACTGAAATGCGGTTGGGCATATGCAATTCAATGTATCCACGATGGAAAAGTCAAAGTACTAAACTTAAAGAAAAAATTACTCGAGCAGATTATGGTTGCAGCAGAAGATCTTGGCGATCCAACTGACCCTGAAACTGGCTGGGATGTTTACTTTAAGAGAGTAAAAACTGGACCGATGGCTTATAATGTTGAGTATCAACTACAAGCTCTGAAGTGCAAACCAAGACCCTTAACAGAAGATGAGCAAGCATTAATTGCTGATCTGAAGTCAATGGACGAAGTACTTACTCGACCAACACCAGATGCACAAAAAGAACTTCTTGATAGATTGAGAGAAGGTTCTAGTAACGAGCCTGATGAAACAATCACAGACGAATTTGATATTAAATAGGAATAGATTATGTTAACAGTAGGAGACAGATTTCCAGACTTACACATGAAAGGTGTAAATGAAGAAAATGAAATCATTGATGTAGATGTATTACTAGCCGAATGGTCAGTAGTATACTTCTATCCAAAAGATTTTACTTTTATTTGCCCAACAGAAATAGCAGGCATGGACGAATTAAGTAGTCGTTGTGATGTTATTGGTGTAAGTGGAGATAACGAGTTTTGTAAACTTGCTTGGAAAAAAGATAACTCTCTCATTCGAGACATAAAACATATTCTTGCAGCAGATTGCGGTCTTCGACTTTCTCGTGAACTAGGAATAGTTGATGAGGAAGAAGGAGTATGTTATCGTGCAACTTTTATAATCGATCCCGAAGGAATCATTCAACATGTATCAGTAAACGCACTAGATACAGGAAGAAGTGCAACTGAAATCTCACGAACACTACAAGCCTTACAGGCAGGTGGTCTAACAGGGTGTTCTTGGACACTCGGGGACGAGTTCGTAGGATGATTTTATTTACTGCAGATTGGCATATTAAACTTGGACAAAAGAATGTACCAATATCTTGGGCGTGCTCAAGATATCAGATGTTCTTTGAACAAATTTATGAACTTGAAAAAGACGTTGATTTGCACATCATTGGTGGGGACTTGTTTGACCGAGTCCCCAGCATGGATGAACTTACACTTTATTTTGACTTTGTAAAGGGCGTCAATGTTAGAACAATTATTTTTGATGGTAACCATGAAGCAACTAGAAAACATAAAACTTTCTTTACAAATTTAAAAAAGGTTACAACAGAACTCAATCCTTTAGTAAAAGTGATTGATGAAACAACCTATGGGGAAATGATTCCTCATGATTATGCAATATTACCTTATACTGAACTTCATAAAAAGAATAGTATAGAAGATATTAATGCAGATGTATTATTTACTCATGTTCGTGGAGAAATACCACCTCATGTACAACCTGAAGTAGACTTAGATAGATTTGATAGATTCAAAGTCGTATTTGCAGGAGATTTACATTCACATAGTAATACACAAAGAAACATAGTATATCCCGGCAGTCCTATGACTACAAGTTTTCATAGAAAGAATGTGGAAACTGGATATTTACTTATTGATAATAAAGACTGGAGTTGGACATGGCATACATTTAACTTGCCTCAACTTATTCGTAAGACAGTTACAGATCCAAGTGAAATGATTCAAACAGAGTGGGATCATACAATATATGAAATTGAAGGAGATGTATCAGACTTAAGTAATATCAAAAACAGTGAATTACTAGATAAGAAAGTAATTAAAAGAAAAACAGAAGCAACTCTAATACTAGACAAAGAAATGACAATAGAAGAAGAATTAGGAGAGTATCTAAGTTACATATTAGAGTTAGATGAAAATAAAACCAAAAATATTTTAGGAGTGTTTAGTGATTACGCTAAAGAAGCTGGAGTGGAGTAATTGTTTTAGTTATGGTTCGAATAATGTACTTGACTTAAATGAAAGTATAGTTACTCAGCTAGTTGGAACAAATGGAACAGGAAAAAGTTCAATCCCGTTAATACTTGAAGAAGTATTATTTAACAAAAATTCAAAAGGAATTAAAAAAGCAGATATACCAAATCGTGAAGTCAACAATGGCTACGATATTGCTTTGTCTTTTTCTGTGAATGAAGATGAATACTTAATTGATGTTGTTAGACGCACAAATATTAAAGTAAAACTTTACAAAAATGAAGAAGATATATCAAGCCATACAGCAACTGCAACATACAAAACATTAGAATCAATTATTGGAATTGACTTTAAAACATTTTCGCAGATAGTGTATCAAAATACTAATGCGAGTTTGCAGTTTTTGACTGCTACAGACACAAATCGTAAGAAATTTTTGATTGATTTATTACAGTTAGATAATTATGTAAAATACTTTGACGTTTTTAAGGAATTATCACGAAATTTATCTGGAGACGTTTCTCGCATACAAGGGAAAATTGACACAATCGATAAGTGGTTATCAGATAATTATTTAGAAGATACATCACTACTTTCGAAATTAGAATTACCATTTTACTCGGAAGAAGATGAAGAGTCTTTGCGTTCTTTACAAATAGAATTTGAAAATATCTCTGAAATTACGAAAAAAATTAATCAAAATAATTTATACAAAAAGCAACTGGAGTCCATAGATTTAGGACTTGCGAAAGAGTATGTGAGTGAACATGAGTGGCAAGATACAGACCACTTAATACAAGAGATTGGAGAAATAAAATCTCAGGGCAGTCAAGAAAATCGCATGATAAAGAAGTATAGTGATTTACTTCATGTAGAAGATGCAGGATGTCCAACTTGTGGTCAAGATATAGACACAGCTTTTATAGAGAAAGAGTTAAAAAGGCATCAAGAAGAAAAAGAATTACACGTTGCTAATCTAGAACGTGCAAATGAAAATCTTGGAAAAATAAATAAAGCAAATTTACTTCTTCGAGAAATGCAACAAAAGATTAGTAATTGGGAAGAAATTTATAGACAGATAAATCATTCTTTACCTACTGAAGTACCAAATGATAGTGAGTTAACTGAAAAGATGGCAAAACTAAAAAGTCGTATTCGACAAAGACAAAGTAGAGTAGAAGAAGTAATTGCTGAAAATGAAAGAATAGAAAGACACAATACAAGACTAGCAATTATTGAAGAACAACAAACAGATTTTGAAGAACAGCATAAAAGTTTAACTAATGATATTATAGAAGTACAAGATAAACTTGGTCATGTTGAGATTCTAAAGAAAGCATTTAGTACAAATGGACTACTTGCTTATAAGATTGAGAACTTAGTAAAAGATCTCGAAGAATTAACAAATGAATACCTCGCAGAGTTATCAGATGGAAGATTTAGTTTACAATTTGTAGTATTAAATGATAAATTAAATGTAGAGATAGATGACAACGGTAAAACAGTAGATATTTTAGCTCTAAGTGCTGGAGAGTTGGCGCGAGTTAATACATCTACTCTTTTAGCAATCCGTAAGTTAATGAGTAGTATATCTAAGTCAAGAATTAATGTATTATTTCTTGATGAGGTTACTAATGTACTCGACGAAGGTGGAAAAGAAAGACTAGTAGAAATTCTACTAAGAGAGGAAAATTTGAATACTTATATAGTATCACATGGTTGGACACACCCACTGTTGTCCAAAATAGATATAATTAAAGAACAGAAAATTAGTCGACTCGATGGTTAATCCTAGACAGAAGGGTAATCGAGGAGAACAGCAAGTTATATCTATGTTAGATAGACTTACGAATGAAGAATGGACACAGACACCTGGATCTGGTAGTGGGAAAATAAAAGGTGATCTTATGGTTCAAAACAAGCATAATCTTTTTACTGTAGAAGTTAAGTTCTACAAAGAGTGTGGTTTTAATAGTAAAATTTATACACAAAAAAGTAATAATCTTTTTAAATGGTGGAGTAAACTTTGCAAACAAGCACAACAAATGGAACAAGAACCATTACTTATTTTTCGTGAGAATCACGGTAAGTTCTTTGCAGCAACAGTAAGAAAACCAAAAAATACATTGCAGTATATGCACATTGCCTGGCTAGGTGCATATATACTTATTGCAGAACACTGGCTAGAAAAAGAGGAGATAAAGTTTACAAATGGCGATCACATTCTCAGACCTTGGGAACCCAGCCCCGACTGGCAACTTGCTGATAGTTGATGGACTGAATATTGCATTTAGATGGAAGCATCAAGGTGTAACAGACTTCAAATATGATTATGTTAGAACAGTAGAAAGTCTAGCAAAATCCTATAATGCAGGTACTATAGTAATTACAGCTGACGGCGGTAGTTCTTATAGAAAAAATATATTCCCAGAATATAAGGCAAACAGGAAAGAAAAATATGCAGAACAAACTGATCAAGAAGAAAAAGAGTTTGCAATGTTTATGGCAGAGTTTAGTAATACTCTAACATTACTCAAAGAAAAATATCCAGTATTTCAATTCAAAGGAGTTGAAGCTGATGATATTGCAGCATACATTAGT